AACAACTTTGGCTCTAGCTCTAGTTTGTGCATCATTGATTTCAAACAAGAATGGTCTAGCGATCTCATCAAATCTTTCTCTGAGATATGCAACCAATCTAGCAACGTTGACTCTGTCTAAACTGCTAGTTGAAGCATGTAGAGTTTTCTGTCCAAATACTATTGTGCCTTGTCCAGGAAATGTTGTGATTGGATTCAGCTTTGCTGTATACATTGAATCACGCTGTCCTTGTGTAAGGCTGATTGCTTTGAATTCGCCTTCAGTTGTAATATGTCCAACTGCACTTGCGTTTTGTACAACACCTCTTGTAGTTCCTGCTGGAGCAAACCATTGGAAACTTATGTTGTCATTGTAAGCAATAGTGTATAGTGCCATATGACTTGGAGGAACAGTTACAGTATTACCTTCTAATGGTTCTGTAGTTTGTCCACTTGGATAGTAAACTGCTGAATATGTATTCTTAGTTACTAGTCCATCTTCGCCGTTTTCACTTGCACTGTTACTATTGTTTACCCAACTAATAACATCTGTTGGATTCTTACGCATTGGTGTATCAATAACAATAAATGCTGTCTCGCCTCTATCACTGTTTAGTGTGACCATTTCGTCAACTAGTTCTGGATAGTTTGGTGAAGCAATCAAGCTGTACTTGTACTGTGGATCTCTTAGATCTGTACCAGCAATAGCACTTTGCATTGCAGTTGCAATAACTTTACGCTGTGCATATCTGCCAAATGCTCCGCTACCATCTGCGTGGTTGGCGGCTCCATTTCTCCATGCTGTGCCATTCCAAACACGCACTGTGTTTTTACTTTGTGCCATGTTTACAACAATCATGCCTGCTGGATATACTGCTGGGTTTGGTGCGCCTGTAATAGGAGCTCCACCACCTGCTGTATCATCAATATCCGCAAACAATACACCTGTTGAAGTTGTTTGGTCTGTGTTATCATGCAATACCCAAGCAGTGTTACCTGTGTTTCTTACATAAATTTTTGGATATGCACGTTCATTTGCTTGGTTTTCAGCGGCTAGTGTTGTGTCTACCCATACATCACCTGCAGTTGCACCTGTTGGAGCAGTTGTTGAATATGTTGCACTAGCGGCTACATATGCACCACCTGTTACTTTGTATAAGTCCAAACTGTTGATTGTGTTATCAAACCAATATGTGCCGCTTGCCACAGTTGCAGTTGGTGTGTCATTTTGTGCTAATACTGTAGTTGATTGAATTGCATCTACTACACCGCCTGTTGTAATTTCTCTTATTATGATTGTAGCTTTTGTATTTGCTTGCATATCTAATAGGTATTGTCCTGTAATGGCTGTACCTGCTGTCAATGGACTGACACTTGAACCATCTTGTGGGACAAAGTCGCCAATTCCACCAGCACCATCTACCATTGTAGTTGAGATACCTTGCACTGTAGCACTTGTGAATGAAGTACCATCATGTGTACTTAATGCTAGAGCTAAACCATTACCTGGTCTTGTAGTTTTAACCCAGATATCGTTATTAGCAGGGCCAGCCGGAGCACTATAATGTTCATCATATGTTACAGCTTCACCACCACTTAGTGCAGTATCACTGTCTAAGATTTCCCATGCGCCACCTACACCATAAAAGTATTCAATACTCATTTGTCTAGCTGGACTTGTAGATGTTTCATTGTCAACATGTACTACAACTAGGAATGTTCCATCAGTTGCGCCACTTGCCGCTGTTGCTGGTGTATGTACATCACCTTCAACATCTGTACCATCATCTACGTTTATTTCAACTGCTGGAATTTTGTTTACCCATTTGCTAGTTGTGTTGTTATATTGATGGATACCAAACTTACTAGCATCTGTGTCTAACCATAATGTACTTGCTGTTGAATATGCCGCCGTTGGTGCAGATGTGCTTGCTTCTAGTTGACCTAAATTTAAATCTGCTCTAACAACAAATGCTTGGTTACCTTGTCCAAGATAACTATATGCCGCCATAAGACCGTATTCGCTGGTCTCACTGCCTTGTACTACACTGGTTCCGCTTTTAGTAAATGTTGGATTTCCAAAAAATTGTGTCAATTCTCTTTGGCTAGTAACTTTTACTACGTTACCAGCTTGAGCACTTTTTGTAAATTTTGCAATACCATCAGCTTCACTTCCTGTAGGATCTGTTTTGTCCTGACGTGTCGCCACCATTAATAGAGGAACAGTACCGGCACCTGGGGCACCATATGCACTTTCATCTACTACTGATACATTTACACCAGGGGATACTAATACTGCCATGTTATATTCTCCTCATAAAAGTAATTGCTAGTAGTATTTACCTGGACCACTATATATCTGGGTGGTTATAGAGATTAACCTAGTAGTTAATGAATTAGTCAAAAAAATAGGGCCAATTAAGGCCCTACTTTTGAAGAATAATATTTGCTATTATGCAAACATTTTAGCTCTTGAACCGTTTACATCACGAGCAGTAATGCTATATCGTGTTGCACCAGTAGTTGCGATATCAGTCTTAACATTAAGTCCAGCTGATTTCATTTCGCTCATTCTAGCAGGAAGTTGCTGAATGCCAAACCTTGCTTTTGCGTCTTTCGCAGTCAAAGTTTTACCAGTACCTCTGAGGTAATTCTCAAGAAAGGTCTTCTGGTTAGTTTTAATTGTTGTAAAAGCCATAATGTGCCTCCAGTTAAATGTTAAGGATTATTCCTTAGTATTCGTGCAGTATAACACCACACAAATTCGTTGTCAACCTTAAATGTTCATTTTTTCTTTACTTAAACCTAAGGTATTGTAATCTTCCCATGTATCTTTGGTAATCATTCCAGTTTGAAAACCATGTGTAAAATCTAAATCTTGTTTTTCTATAAAGCATTTGTACAGTTTATCAACTAGTACTGGATGGTTATCATTGCTAAGATGATTTATTCTTCCATCACAGCCTTGGCATATTTCAGTAAATGCTCTTTCTTTGTCTTTAGCTTTAAATTCTTCTCTTGATACTTGATCTAAATTTCCAATAGTATTGAAATGCTCATTAAATGAAATACTGTATTCATCTTGTACACAAGGAATATTAATTATTTTATATCCTTGTTTTTGGTAATGTCTAAAGTATGTGATAATAGATTCACCATATAAATTTTCTAAATCTTGTCTTGCTACATATATTGCATAATGTCTGCCTACATCAGCTTGAAACGAACTAGCAATTCCATTTGAAGATGTTTCACTTCCTTTTATTCCTGAAATCATTTTTTCTACCCAGTCAACATTCAAAGAACCATCTGGGCTAATATAATTTAAAAAATTACTAGCATGTGGACATTTTTCAATGAACCATCGTCTACTAGGACTTGTATGACATACTATAATATAATCTTTGTCTTTTTTAATTTTTGGTAAAACTTCATTGAATTTAAATTGTGTATAATCTAATCCTGTGCCATATTTAGACAAGAAATAAGGTCTTACACCCAGCTTGTCGGCAAGGCTGTAAGTCCATGCTTGTTTTTTATCAACCTTTTTAGTAACAGTAATAGCTGAAGTTTCATTATTAGGTATATCAGCTGAAAAACTATCACCAAATACAAAAAGTCTTGACATCAACCCCAATCCTTGAAATCACCTGCATCCTCGTTAGCATCATAGCCAGCCTTGTATGCTTCGATCTCAGCGGCTGTCATCAATGCTTCAGGAATCTTTTCTGACTGCATAGACGAGCCTGTATAATAGTGAGGGTGGAATCCTCTACGGTAGTAGCTGTCTGCTCCACCTCGGTCCCATGGACCACCATGTCTTTCATCATACTTCATTTATGTTCTCCACGTCTGCAAACTTAACAACATAAGTTTTTGGTTTACCATCTACTTTAGAATCTTCAACTTCCATAAGTTTGGTTTTCAAATCACGAGCTACAATAAAGCCAGTGCTTGTGTAATCTCCAATCTTCTCTACTGGAATATCAGCCAAACTCATCATACCACCTGGACGACCAAATGTATCCAGTGGAATATTTTTAACTGTAAAGGTACATTCATAACCTTTTCCAGGTTCAAGTGTTTCAGGTGTAATCATAATTTCCTCCTATTGAAAATACCAAATCAATAATGCTATTGCAACAATCCAAGGTGCATATTGATAACCAAGTTTTGCAAATCCAAAAACAATGGCAAGAACAATACCAAACATGACACCTATAAATGCAAGTATCTCTATTGTTGTCCAAGCTAATTCTAAATTACCGTCCATTTAAACCTCTTTTAAAAAAGTGCCGGGCTTTTAACGTGGTCGCTTCACTGTCATACACACTAGTCCGGACTTTTAGCTAGTGTGTCCCCATGTCACCCTGCTTAGCCATAGATTTCAATTCACATGGGGCGAACCTACTCTCGCTTTTAGTGGCTTTAGATTATAGTCAGGTCATTTTCTCCGACTCCTCTAGCTGAGGGTTTAAGCAAATAAGGGTTTCATTTTTGAGAACACTTTGTTAAAAGCATTCACTTCATATTCAAAATGCTCAAAGAATACATCATCTTCAGCATCGGACTTGCAATGTTCTTCCCAAGCAAGATTCATTGCTTCCATACCTTCAAGCATACTGCCATTACCAAAGTTTTTAATTGTACGACATGCATCATCAAAGGTCACATTCATCTCATAAAAGCTAGGGATTCTAAACATCTATCAACTCCTTGTTTCTAACTATACATACACTATAGCACCAAGAACTCTTACTGTCAACCTTTTTTTAAAGAATTTTTTGGATTTTTTCTAATAATTCTTCTAAACTGCCATCATTTGAGACAATTCTATCAAAATTACTGTCGCTTTCTATCCAAGCCCATTCGCTTGCATGTACGTCTTTAGGTTCAACACCATTATCTCTACGTTGATAAAACCAATCAGGCATATCTCCTCTGCGTACTTGCCATACTTGTCCTTGTACACTGTTAATCATACGCATTTCATTAGGAAAACGTACATCTGGTATTACCCAATTTGTATCAGGATTTTCCAATATCTTTTGTTTGACAAGACTTACCCAAATGCCGTCAAAAAATCCGTTACGCATACAATCAGTACCAAATAACTGAAGCACAAGACGAGGAGTAACTTCTCCTCCCGTTTCATTTGACCAAAACACATCGGCTTTTTCTCTCCAGATTCTACTGCGATCTGTATCGCCTTCCAACATATCTCTATCCCAACCAAACACACTAGCAACGCCATCTTTAAGTTTGTCAGCAAAGCTCAATTTGTGAAAGTTGTGATTCTCTACTAAAATATCAGCAACGGTGCCTTTGCCACTGCCGATTAGTCCGCATATTCCTATTATCATTCTTGTATTATATTAGGGAAAATTAAGTTTGTCAACCAATGATTACGCCAAGTCCTGCTTGTCCGTCAGCAAAATACTTGAGATCATCTTCTAGTTTGTCCATAGCAGTAAGAGCATCATTACGCAATGCATCTGCATTAAGGCTTGTACCGCCTTGTGGACCTGCAATAGTGTTAAATTTGCCTCTTGCTTCTGCTAACATAAGTTTTGCATGAGCAAGTGCATATTCTTTAATCCATGGACTACTGTAAGGGTCTGTCAATAGTTCTTCATCACTACGTTGTTTGTACACATGAATGTAAACAGTATCTGGTGCTTTGATTTTTCTATGAAGCAATAGTTTTTTGGTAACCGTATTCCAAGTGAATGTGTATTCACCGCCAAACATTTTACTTAAATGCTCTCTGTGTTGTGCTAGTGCATCATAAATGCCCAAGCCGCCTGCTCTACCACTGTACAACAAGAAGTTGTTAAGGTATGCAGTTTCAAAAGGTTCAATATCACCACTACTTGCACTATTGAGTGTTCCACTGCTTCGTCTATAAACATCTTTAACTTCGATTATTTCATTGTCTAGTGTATATTCAGCTTGCTCAACACTCAAGTCAAGTTTTACAAATGCTTCTTCAACTGCATTTTCACTTCGTTGTCTATATTTTTCAAAACTTTTGTCCATAGATAGTTCGTAATGTTCAGGGTCAAGTTCAACGTCGACCATCTGTCCACCGAGTCTTAGTTCTATCTCTTTTGTTAAATCATCTCTTAGTGCCATACTAATATTTATCCGTTATAGTAGTCCGCAGTGTACTTGAGCAGTTGCTTAATTTCTTTACTATTAGGCTCAAACACTTGTCTGTACCTAGCATAGCTGGGTAGATCATTTTTATATGCTTCTGGGTTACGCAAAACTTGTTCAGG